GCCGACACCGACCTGGGAGGCCGGCTTGACGCCGCCCTCAGCGACCCAGTCCGCGGTGGGGACGTCCATCGGCACCGGGATGGCCGTCTGGGCGTTGACCGACAGCGGTACCCGGCGTGCCAGGGACATGACGGCGGACTGTTCAACGGCCTTGTTGAAGATCGGCCCAGTGATGGTGGGTGGGAGGAGTTGCGCCGCTGTATTCGACAGCGCTGTGGCGTTAACCATGTTGTCTTTCCTTTACTTTCAGCGCGGTCTTACTTACGCGCGTTGCGGATGAGTTCGGCGAATTGAGTTGCCGGGTCGCCTGTACCGGTGGCGACGGTTCGCCCCTCGGTCGGCACCTGGCCGGCCTTGCGGGGCTCTGGGAGTAGAGCCTTCAGCGCTGCGGCGTGGTCCTCGATTTCCTCGAGGGTCGCGCCGCGCAGTACTTCAGCTGTGACGCCTGCGTACTTGGGATCTTTGGCGACTTGCGTTTTCCAGCCGTCGATCTCGCGTAGCGCCCGTTCCTCGTCCCGTTCCTTCTCGGCCGCTTCGGCACGTTCGAGCAACCTCTGTTGCTCGGTTTTCTGCGCGTCGGTGACCTTGTCGAATTCCGCTGCCTTGACAGCGTTTTCCTTCGCACGCTTTTCCTGTTCACGGGCTTTGGCCTTCCAAAAGTCAACCGTTTCGGCTGGTTTCGGTGTCGGCTTGGGCGGGTCTTCAGGGGTGGGCGTCTCGACTTCAGCCTCTGTCGTTTCGACGGGGGCTGCTTCAGGGGTGGGGACTACTGGTTCGTCGGCCATGGCTCTACCTACTCCGTTTCGGATTTTTGAACGACCGCACCGTTTCGGTTCGGCAGGTTGCTGCAACTGTTTCGGCGCAGCAAAAACCCACCTAGGCAAAACCGAAGGTGGGAAGTGTTGAGGCCGAGTGCTACTCGGCAGTTACAAAAGTGGTGCGGGCGATGACCTGGAACGCGATGTGCTCACCGCTCCCCCAATTCGACGCTTGTCTGTCATCGAAGGCTTTATCAGCGTTCAGAATTTCTATCTCGTCTACCTCGTAGCCGCCGAATGTGAACGTATCCATCGCTTTCGCCTCAACGTAGGCGAGCGTGTTCGATCTGTCGTACATGTCTGCCACCGACGTATCCACGAGGATTACAGTGGCGGAGCGTGTCGCTCGGGGCTCGTTCATGCTGAGACCGATTCGCGGGCGATGGCCTCGTACAGGTACACCGTGTAGTCGTCCATCTTGCAGTCGCGGTATTCAGCGTCGAGCGTTCCTCGCTCAATGGCCTCAGCCCACGATCCACTCCACGACAGCTTTACGTCGGTTGCATGGAGGCCCTTAGCAAGGCAAGCCTTCTCGGCTGCGACGAAGGCATCCGGCCTGATGTCCGCTTCGGCGACCGTTGATTCCGCCGGAACCACCACGGCTACCTTCTTGCCGATGTACTCGTTCATTTGTCCTCACCAGCCGGGGAGTTGGCTAGGAAGGCGTAGAAAGCTTCCGCACATTCAACGACGTTCTCCTCGACTTGGTTCACCACAGTGACCGCTTGACGTAGTGCTTCGATTCGGAGGCGTTCGTCCTGCGTCGGACCAGTGGGGTTGAAAGGTGAACTAGACATGTGACACACCCGTTTCGGGTTTTTCCCAACCGTTTCGGTCAGGGGGGTCTTAGTGCGAGCCGAGCTCGCTGCGCATATTCGACAAACACAGCCCGGAGGGGCTAGGTACCGGCAGCAAGCAGCCGCCGCCAAGACGCCTGAATAGCCTTTGGGTCGCCTGACCCGGCATCGGCGCGGGCCTTCTGGTATTGGTCGTTCCAGTCCTGCACATAAGCTGGTGGGCTATATCGGAGCCCGCCGGGCCGTACCTCGATCGCCACGCAGTGGCAAAAATCGTGACTTTTCATCGCCGATTTTCGGGTGTGGAACACCGCTCCGCGCGTGGACATCATCCGACACCAGACGCACGCGTTGGCTGACGCGTGCCGAGCCCACTTCGACCCAGGTTCATGTTCGACGTTGTACAGAGTGGTGTCCCTAGCGGAGTCGAAGATGGCCCGCTGCGCGGTGCCCTGCATCCGCGCTATGGCATCCCTGCCATTGGCGCCGAGCGCCCAGTCTGCCGACGACTCCAACTGATGGGGGTCTGGCAGGGGTCCGGGCTTGGCGATGTAGTTCGTTGGTGAGGGGGTTTCGTCGTACCAGTTGGCTGCCAGGTCGGATGCTGTCACGGCGAACGGAGTAACGACGTCGGGGAATGCCTGCCTCACGAAAGCGGCGAAGTTGATGTCCGTTAGCGCTTCCGCGTGGCTCCAGAGCAGTGAAATCTGTTCCGCCGCCAAGACGTTGACTTGCGACAGGATGTATTGCCGTTCGGTCGGGGAGACCGTCATCTACTGGCCGGACTGGTTGGCGATGTTGTTGTCATTGCCTACCTGCGCACCCTGCGCCAACGCGGTGCTCACCGCTGCCTGTTCGGGCTGTCCCGCCGCGAGGACTGCGGCGCCGCGCTGCGCCAACGATTTCAGGATCTGCCGGCCCTCAGCGCGTCGCCTATCCGCCATGGCGCGGGCAATCTGCTGCTCATCCAACCCCAACAACTCAAGCCCGACTTCGGTTTCCGCCAGCCATGAGACAGCCGTTATTTGCTTCATCCCCGCATCAGCTTGCTGTGCCCGCGACAGGTAGATCGGGGACCGCCACTTCGGTGCGATCGTCCCCCACTCCGGGGGAACCTCCTTCAACCCGTTCTGCATCGCCAAAGCTCTTGTCATCGCCCGCCGTAACGGCCTCGAATAGTCGTCGGTGGCCGCCTCGGCCCGCGCGATCAGGTCTTCGCGGGACGCGATGTAGGAATCCGCCGACGTGGGGTTCGACATGTCCGACACACCAAGCGACGTCAACGGTATCGATGTCTCACCGGAGAACAGTTGGGCTTGCTGCTTGAGCTGGTCGATGTGCGGCTGCGGGGACGCCGCCTGAAACTGCTTCACATCCACCCGCGGATGCGTGGCTTCTTCATCGTCCGGGATGCCTTTGACGCGGCCCAACATGACCTGCCAGGACGCCTTCTGCGAACCGTCTTCATTCTTGAAGACCGACTCGTCCGCACCCAGCATCCACATTTCGGGGAAGCTGTAGGTGTCGGCGTGACCTTCCATCCGGATCACCGTCCGCAGGGCTTGATCATGCAGCGACATCACCGGCCGCGAAATCCGCGACGACCCGAACGGTCTTCCGGTGCGGTACCGGTACACCATCGGCTCCGCCGGCACACCCCACGGATGCTCGGCACGGTCGACCACCGACCAACCACCCCGATCGCGTTCAGCGGTGACGATCAACCCGTCCAGATACAATGCGAAACCATCCGGGGCACCGGACAGGTCCCGGCTGGTGATCGACAGTAGATTCGCCAACCGGCGGGCACGCGCATCCCACATGCCAGTCGCGTTAGCCGCGTCCTTCACGTGAATCGACCCGATCGGCTCACCCGCAGACGGATCCCCCACGGTGTTGATCAGGAACGACACGCTATGCAGCAACGACTGAGTCACCGAAGAGGAGACTTCGGTGCCGAAGTAGTTCCCGTCGTACACCTCACGGAACCCCAACGAACCCAGGTCGCCGTCCGGCCACACGAACCCGTCCAAGTTGCAGCGATCAGCCAACGTGTCAACGGCCTTCGCCGACCAGCCCAACACGATCGCCAGCCGGGCGTAGGACGGCGGGATGATCGTTCCGACCTGGTTGATCGCCCGACGACCGTCATAGTACGAATCGCGCAGCAGATTCCGGATCTGCACGCGCTGCATCTGCCGCTCCAGCACCGTCAAGATGGCCTGTTCATCCTCTGTCACGCCCAGGACGTCAGCAGTCAGTAGGGGAAGGTCGAATTGGTGCACACGTCCGCCTTCCGGTTATGAGACGGTGGCAGTACGGCCACCGGCTGAGCTCTTTCTTCGCTGCGACACAGCACCGAACACCGCCAACGTCCACGCCACCAACGGGGCGATGTTCACCGACTCGTCGCGGCGGTCCCAACCCCAACCACCCGCATCACGGATCGGACGCTTCCGGGCACCCTTCAACGCGTCCGTAACCGGCTCCTGCGCCCCGTGGGTGACCGTTCCGGCCTTCGCCCTAGCGACGACCAGGCCGCACGCCTTACCCATGTCCCACGCCGAACTGAGGACCACATTCTTGCCGCGGCGTTTCAACTCCGGCGCCAACGCAGAAGCGGGCGAAGCATTATCAATGACAATCGGGGTACGCCGGCGAGTGGTGGTGCGTTCGTCAAGGAACTCGATCGCCGCAGCTTCATCAACCCCCGCCCATACCTCTTCGGCGTGCGCGACATCCTCGATCACCCAACACGCCGACACGGAGATCTCGCCGCGGTGGGACATGTCAACCCCAAGAGAGTCGGGGGGGTTGCCATCAACGGCGGTGTCGAACAAGCCGCGCCACAGTGCAAGGTCGATCGCGGGTCGGAATTGGGCCTCTTCGTCCCAGACGCCGAGAGCTTCACGCAGCCAGGAGTCTTCGTTACGAAGCTTCTTCCGTAATCGCAGCATTGCGCGCTCAGAGGTCCGCGTCGGAAACGACGGATTCGCCTTGCGCCACTGGTCGCGGTCCATCGGATCGCAGCCACGATCCGCGCTCATCTCGATGTAGAGCGTTCCGTCGGAGTCGCCGTCAAGCGCCTCTCGTCGCAAGATCGAGAAGAACTCGCCTTTATCCTTCGGTCTGGGCGGCGTACCCATCACGAAACACAACGGATTGGCGGCCACGTTCTGAGTGGCACCCATGTTCTCAAGCGCCTCGTTGGAGAGGTGCTGCCCCTCGTCGAAGACGATGACATCGACATCGGTGCGACCGCGTCCAAAACCTGAATCCCTGGCACCAAACTCGATGGACGAGCCATTGGTGAACAAAACGGCTTCGTCGCCCTTACCTCGAGGCGTGCTCGCAATGAACGGCTTGACCTTCGGCCATCGTGCCATCGTGAAAAACTGGTCAAAGGTTTCCAACGCAGTGTCCTTGACCTGCGCAGTCCAAATTGCCTTCAGCCCCGGCTTCATCAAGCAGAGCGCGAAGATGTCGCAGGCGATGAGATAGGTTTTTCCGACTTGCCGCGGGATGGAAATTACGATGGTGTCAGCGGCGTACTCAGAGTCGGCCCGCTGAGACAGGATGAGCATTCCCGCGCCGTCTTGCCACCCGTCGAAGCCCCATCCCAGTCGATGGCACGTTGTTCGCACCGATGGCCACTCGCTCTGGGTTATCCCAACCGGCGGCACCACGTGCCGAGCGGACTGCGACAGTGGCCGACGGTTAGTAGCCCGTGCCGTTCCAGGCTTCTGCTGCAAGTGGGGCCACCACAGAGGCGTCGGACTGCTCGACGGAGCGCCGCGACTCTTCCTCTGCTATCAACTTGTTGAGCTTGTTCAGCTCGTTGCTGTACTGGGGGCGGGTGTTGTCTCCCGCGGCCGTGAGCGATTCGGCGATGATCCGACGCTGGGCCTTCATAATCGCCAAGATTTCGCCCGC